TCATTATGTTTAGGCGCAGTTGACTTAGCTGAAACAACTGACTTGACTTCGGCTAAAATTATTTTGATTAAGCCGGGTGATAGAAAGAAATATATTCATTCAATGTATTTTATACCTGAAGGTAAATTAGAAAAGAATGATGATAGTAGCGCGGGCGCTAAATACAAAGAATGGGCTTCAAAAGGATTATTAAGAATTGAAGATGGAAACTACTTAAACACTGCTGTTGTAGCTGACTGGTTTTTTGAATTATATCAAAAGTATGGTTTAAGACCTTTAGCAATTGGATATGACGTTAAGTTTGCTAATGAATTTCTACATAGAATGGAAGAGTATGGATTTGAAACCGAAATAATTCTTCAACGCGCAGAAGTTTTAAGCCCATCGATAAGTATGGTTGAAGTTGATTTAAAAGATAAACTAATTATTGGACTTTCTGAAGTTGATAAATGGTGTTTGTCTAATGCAACTTTAAGAGTAGATAATAAAGGGTTCGGTATTCTTGAGAAAATTAAAGGACAGAATGGTAGACGTATAGATGGTGCAGTAACTTTGATAATGACATTTGAAATGCTGAAAAGGCATAGCTTTGAACTAAATAGATAAATATAAATCTTATTATCAACTAACTAATTAATTATATAAAAGGATTTAATTGTAATGAAATTATTTGACATATTAAAGAAAAAAATAAATAGCCCATTAAAGTTGGCGAATTCTCAATCATATTACACACCTTATTATAGCACTTATCAGAGTTATGATATTTACGGTAGTGATGTTGTTCAACAAGCTATGCGTTGTATTCTTCAAGAGGTAAAGAAACTTGAACCACGCCACATCATAAGAAACAAAAGTAGACGTGAGGTTTGTTATGACCCAATACAATTTACTTTAGAAAATCCAAATGAGCTAATGACCACGGCTGATTTCCTAGAAAAAATTGTTTATAATTTACTTATAAGTAGTAATAGTTTTATTTTACCTGTTTGGGAACTTGGTGAACTTGTGGCTTTATATCCATTGCAGCCAACAGATGTTAAGTTTGTGCAAGATAGTTCAAACACAATGTTTGTTGATTTGATTTTTGCAAATGGTTATCAATCAAGATTAAGATATTCAGATATAATTCACATCAGACATAACTTTGGCGCTTCTGAATTTATGGGCGGTAATATTGAAGGTAAGCCCGATAATAAAGCAATTCAAAGAGGTGTTGACTTAAATGAGTCTTTATTAGATGGAATTCAGAAATCAATTAAATCAAGTTATGCAGTTAATGGTGTTGTTAAATATAACACTTTAATCGACGATGGAAAAACACAAGAAGAATTAAATAAACTTACTGAAAAACTAAATAATAATGAAAATGGATTTATGTCTTTAGATTTGAAAGGTGAATTTATTCCTTTTAAACGTGATGTAAAAATTATTGATGAAGCAACACTAAAGTTCGTTGATGAAAAGTTGTTGAGAAACTGGGGCGTTTCAGTTCCAATTCTTACAGGTGATTATACTAAAGAACAATATGAAGCTTTTTATCAAAAAACAATAGAGCCAATAGTTATTTGTTTAAACCAAGCATTTACTAAAGCATTATTTACAAGAGAAGGTAGAACTACTTTAGGTCATAAGATTGTTTTCTATACTTCATTATTGAACTTTATGTCAATGACTGAGAAAAAAGAAGTAGCTACTTTATTAAGTAATTCTGGTGCAATCTGTGTAGATGAACTTCGTGATACATTTGGTTTTGCTCCTTGTGAAGATGAAGAACTAGGAAAAACTTATATTCAATCTAAAAACTTTGGTGATGCTAAAGTTGTAAAAGACCAAATAGAAAAGGAAACAGATGCTGTTAAAGCATTAGCTGAAGCAAATAAAAATTAATAACTAACTAATTAATAAGGAAAAGAACTAATATGGAAAAAGAATATAGGAATTTAGCTGAGTCAATTTCAATTAAAGAAGATGAAGACAAACTTATACTTGAAGGTTATGCTGTAGTTTTCGATAGTGAAACATTTTTAGGCTCAGAAGAAAGAGGATATTATGAAGTAATTGATAGAAATGCTATTGATTCTTCAGCTTTAAAAGATGTTCCATTGAAATATAATCACTCAAATGAGAATTATATTTTGGCTAGAACAAGAAATAATTCTTTACAACTAACTATAGATGATAAAGGATTGTTTATTCATGCTGAATTACAGTCAAATGTTCAGCAACATAGAGATGTTTATAATATGGTTCAAAGTGGTTTACTTGATAAAATGAGTTTCGCATTCACTGTAAAGGAACACGAAATTGATAGAAACGGTAAATTCCCACGAAGAACTATTAAAAAAATTGATAAATTATTTGATGTGTCAATTGTTGACACACCTGCTTATGATGCTACAAGTATTCAAGCTCGTTCTTTAGATTTGGTGGAAACTGAAGTTAAAGCATTGGAGAATGAAGAGCAGAGAAAATCGTTGGAGAACGAGAAAGAAGCTAATCAGAAAGCAATTGAATTAGAAAAATTAAAAATACAAATTAAATTGAATCTTAAATAGGAGAATTAAAAGATGAAAAAGACAATTCAGGATTTAGTAGACGCTAAAATTAAATACGCTGAAACAGAAAAACGTTTCAACGAATCACAAGACGCTGCTGAAATTAGAGATTTAGGTAAAGCACTTGAATCATTAAAAGATGCAATTGCCGAAATTGAAAAGGAATTAGAAGACAAACCAGCTGATGAACCAAAAGCAGAAAATGCTCCAGCTGAAAATGAAGCTCGTTCTAAGATGGATGTAATGAAAGCATATAATGCTGGTAATGCAGAAGTTGACTCTCGTTCAACAATGGAATACCGCTCAGCTTTCAAAGACTATGTTCAAAAAGGTGTTATTGCTGATAATCTTCAGTTCCGTAATAACCAAACAGGTAAAGTAATTGAAGCTCGTGCAGCAGGTCCAATGACTTCAGCTGATTTAGGTGTTCTTTTACCAACTACAATCGTTCAAGAAATCATCAAAGACGTTGAAAAATCTTATGGACAATTGTATTCACGTGTTAAGAAATTATCGGTTGCTGGTGGTGTTAAATTCCCAGTTGGTTCTTTCTCAGCTACTTTCAAACGTTTAGGTGAAACAGCAGGTGCATCTGATGCAGAAAAAGCTGGTTCAGTTAATTCTTATGTAGAATTTACATACAAACTTGGTGAAGTTCGCGTTTCTCAAACATTAATCGAATCAATTCTTACAGTTCCTGCATTTGAAGCTGAAGTTGCTAAAACAATTGTTGAAGCTTATGTTCAAGGTATGGAATCTGAAATCTTAAATGGTGATGGTTCTGCTAACCAATGTGAAGGTATTTTGAAAAATACTTCAAAAATCCCAGCAGGAAATATCATCGAACTTAATGAAAATGATATGAAAGATTGGAAAGCAATTCAGAAGAAACTTTTCGCTAAAGTTCCACTTTCAATGAGAAAATTCTCACCTGAGTTTGCTATGACAGTTAATACTTATGAAGGTAATTTGAAAGCATTAGCTGATGACAACAATCGTCCATTAGCAAAAGAAGTTTTCAATCCAACTGACAATGTAGAAACAGCTACTTTCAATAACAAAGCAGTATACTTTGTTGAAGAAGGACTTGGTTTCAAAAACTTTGATGAAGCTGCTACAGGTGAATTCTTCGGTATGTATTGGGTTCCAGAAAAAGCTTATGCAATCAACTCTAATCTTGAGTTTGCTACAAAACGCTACTTCGATGAAGATAAATTGGAATGGGTGCAAAGAGCAATCGTTATCAATGACGGTAAAATCTTAGACCCTAAATATATCTTCTTATTGAAGAAATCTGTAACTGCCTAAGCAGTGAAAAACCACTCTACTTAATTGTAGGGTGGTTATATTTAAGGAGCAAAAAATAAATGAAATTAAAGATATTGAAAAACTTTACAGATAAGAATACTGGTGAGCTTTACACTACTGGACTAATAATTGATGTTAAAGATAAACGTGGAGAAGAATTACTTTCTCACCCATTAGAATTGGTTGAAAAAATAGAAGAACCAAAAGATGAAACAACAGTTAATGCTGCTCCAAAGGCAAAGAGAACTAAGAAATCTGAATAAAAGCAAAGCAGTCGAAAGGCTGCTTTTTTACTAAGGAATATAAGCAATGAATTTATTAGATGAAGTTAAAAAAAGAATGCTAATCTCAGGTAATTTCCACGATAACTTACTTTTAGGACTAATTGAAGACGTTAAACAATATTTAATCTCAGCAGGTGTAGATGAAACAGTAGTAAACAGTAAAAAATCTATTGGATGCATTGCTCGTGGTGTTAATGACTTGTTTAATAACAATGAGTTCTCTGATTTTTTCAGACAAAGAGCGATTCAGTTAACATTCGAACCTGAAACAGATGAAGAAATTATTCCAATGGAACCACCTGTAGAGGAGGAACCAGATAATGTACAAGGTTAATAATTCTTTTAATGTTCCAATAACAATATTTAAGTCTGAAAATAAAAAAGTTAATGGTATTAACACTAAAGTTTACACTGAAATAGGCGCTATTTTTGGTAGTTTTAAGGCTTATGGCGGCACTGAAAAAGAGTCAAATGACTTGATTATTATTGAAAACACAGCAGTTGTGGAAACTTATTTTAGACCTGACATAACAAATGACTGCAAATTGAAATTGAATGATGGAAGTGAATGGGAAATTATTCACTTAGAAAATATAGATATGAAAAATATGTACTTAAAGTTAAAAGTACGTAGTATTAAAGGAAAAGCTTAATAGAGGTAAGTTAGATGGCAGGAAAAAGTAAGATTGAATTTTTTGGTTCAGCTGAATTACTCAAAAAACTCGAAGAAGCAGGTGGTAATGTCGAAGAAGCAATTATCACCGCAATTCGTAAATCTGCTGTAAAACCATCTAATGAAATGTTAGGTTTTATTAGACAACACAAACACTCAGGTAGAACTGAAGACTCTTTTACTGAAGAAATTAAAAGTAAAGATGGCGTAATAGAAGCAAGTTTTGGGTTTAGCGTTAGAAAAGGTGGCTTAGCTGCGATTTTCCACGAGTATGGTACACCTCGGCGCGCTCCTGCGGCATCGTTCTTCATATCAAATGCAATAGATAATTCGATAGACTCTATCATCGAAGAACAAAACAAGGCTCTTATGGAGTCATTTAAGAACTTAACTAACTAATTAAACAGTTAATATTTTTATATGCTTAATCCTTGCCTAGTATCGCACGTGCTACAAGGTATTAGGCGAGGAGATTTTAATGTATTACATTTACAGAATTAAAAACTTAATTAACGGAAACACCTACATAGGTCAGCATAAATACTTAAGGTTAAATGATGGATATTTAGGTAGTGGAACGCTTATTAGGAGAGCTATTAAAAAATACGGAAAAGAAAACTTTTCTAAAGAAATTATTATTTCTGGTGATTTTACTAAAGAGCAGATTGATAGATTTGAAAAATGTGCAATCTTTATGGAAAGAGTTAATGGCAAAAGTGAATACAACATTACTAATGGCGGTGAAGGTTGTAGTTTTCGCCGCTCTGAAAAAACTAGAAGAATACGTTCTGAAGCACAAAGAAAGTTGTGGCAAAATCCAGAGTATAGACAAATGATGGTAGACGTTCACAAGGGAAAGCCCTCTGCAAGAAAAGGTCAGCCGTCGCCTATGAAAGGAAAAACGTTTTCAGAAGAGCATAATCGAAAAATATCCGAAACTAAAAAAGGTATAAAATTTTCTTCTGAGCATTGTAAAAATATTTCAGATGCTCTTAAAGGAAAGAAGTTCTCAAAAGAACGTTGCCAAAAACTGTCTGAGCATAGTGCTATGCCAAAAATGTCTGCGCTATATAAAGAATATAAAGCTAATGGTGGTTTTCTTAAATGGAATGATTTTAGAAAAGAACTTTCAAAAGGAAGTTTAACTAACTAATTAAAATAGAGGAATTAAAATATGTGGAGTAAATTACAGGAAATATTCG